TTGTCGTCGTGATGATGACTATTCCCGCAGCTGGATTTTGAATTTAACACTCTATTACCGCACCACAGCGATAAGTGGGCAGCTTGATCCATGTCGTGATGACAGCAATCAATCCTGCTAATGGAGAAAAGTATGTCGGCATCAGATGTAGTGAGAAGTTTGGATTATTTTATGTCCGAGGAACATGCGGACGAGTTTGGAAAACTGACCGAAGCACAACAGGCAACGCTGTATCAAAACGGCAGCTTGCCAGTTGAGGGCGATACCACTACGAAAGTAGCGGAAATCATCGATCCGCCCGCCGATGAGCAGAAGGAAGTTGCCCAGACTGCAGTAGCGGAAGAGGCTGTAGTACTGACGAAGGACGGTAAACATACCATCCCGTTTTCAGAACTGGAGTCAGCCCGCGAGAGAGCGCGGCACTTTGAGCAGATGGCCACCGAGCAAAAGGCGTTACTGGATGATCTGGCGAAAGCCAAGGAACAGGATGCTGGAACCGGTGGCACAGAAGCGCAACAGGCCGTACTCGCAGAATACGTAGGGGATTTCCCCGAAGTGGCTAAAGACATGAAGCCGTACATCGAAGCGATGATTGCGGCAGGTGTCACGGCTGGATTGGCTGAGATTAAAGGTACGCTGGATAAAGTCGTGGCCCCGCTGAAGCAGGCGGAGCAGAACACGGAGATAAACGGCCACTTTAATGCAATCCGCGATGTGCATAAGGATTTTGATACGCTGGTTCAGGGCGATGCTCTGGACAAGTGGGTTGAAACCCAGCCATCGTTTACCCAGCCCGCACTGCGAGAAGTTCTTGAGAAGGGTAACGCGACTCAGATAATCGAGCTGGTCACTGCATACAAGAAAGATGCCGGGGAACCAGTGGTAACTGCGGAACCTCCTGCGGACCATCCTGCCAAGCATGATGTGAAGCAGGTGGCAGCAGATGCAATTGCAAAAGCCAAGCAGGTTGGCGCGCCCAAGAGTTTGTCGGATTTCCCGGCATCCGGTGTAGCGGCAACCAGCGAGGCGGAAATGCTTCTCAACGCAGGACCCAACGAACTGTCGCTTAAGTTTGAAGGCAAGAGCAATGAGCAGATTATGCAGATGCTGGCCCGAACGATTTAACTTTTCCGCGCCGTAACAAGCGCAATTTTCGCGTCGTGATGACGCCATGATCCCATTAGAAGGAGAGCAACATGCCTACAAGCTTACCCTACGGTTCACCGCAGGCCGTGCAGATTCAGTCTGCCGGTCTATTCGCGGCACACCTGCAACGCAATTCCGTCCTCAACCGCCTGACCGGCAAACTGCCTCAGCAAGCTGAAGCCGAAGCCAATCTGCGCCAGCAGTCCAGTTCTTCTTACCCTATCGTGGTAAGCAAGGACTTGACCAAGACCGCTGGAGAAGAGGTCACATTCGACCTGGTAAACCCAATGGGCGGCAAGCCGATCATGGGCGAAGCCAATGCCGAAGGTCTGGGCCGTGCCATGAGCTTCTCGCAGGACAAGCTGCGCATTAACCAGACTCGCTACCCGATCTCGGTAGGCGGCTCGATGACTCAGCAACGCACCAAGCATCAGTTGCGCAGTCTGGCCCGTGCCCAGGGTGACAGCTACATGACCCGCCTGCAGGATCAGCTCACGCTGACTCACTTGGCTGGTGCGCGTGGCTTCCACGACAACATCGAGTGGGCCGTGCCCAAGGCGTCGGATGCTGATTTCGCTGAAATCTGCGTGAATACCGTCAAGGCCCCGACCAAAAACCGTCACTTCATGTCCACCGGTTCCGGCATCGAGATCATCAAAGCCGCTGGCAATGAGATCACGCTGGCCTCTACCGATGTGCTGAACACGGACGTGGTTGATGCGGTGCGCACACTGGTTGATTCGATGGCATTGCCTCCTCCTCCTGTTATCTTCGAGGGTGACAAGATGGCTAACGATGCGCCGTTGCGCGTGTTGCTGGTATCCGCAGAAAACTACAACTCGTTCGTGAAGTCCACCAACTTCCGCACGTTGCAGGCGAATGCGATGGCGCGCGCACAGGTTGCCGGTAACAACCCATTGTTCATGGGTGATGCTGGTCTGTGGAACGGCATCTTGATCGTGAAGATGCCCAAGCCTATCCGCTTCTACTCCGGCGACTCACTGCGCTGGTGTGCAAGCTACACCACCGAGACAGAGACAGCGACTGACCTGGTACCGGCAGCCTTTGGCACCAGCTACGCAATCGACCGCTCTATCCTTCTGGGTGGACAAGCCTTGGCCCTGGCGTTCGGCAAGAACAACAAGACCGGCAATCCGTTCTTCTGGTCCGAGAAAGAGCTGGACCACGGTGACAAGCTGGAAGTGCTGATCGGCATGATGAGCGGCACCTCCAAGGTTCGCTTCGAGATCGACCACGGCGACGCCAAGCAGTTCACCGACTACGGCGTGATCTGCATCGACTCTGTGGTGCCACTGCAAGGCTAAGTAAATGAGGCGGCTCAGGTCGCCTCGTTCTGATTAAGTTTCAAGTTCTAGGAGAACGACATGGGTACAGTTACCAAAAAGAAAGTCAACAAGCTGTCGCAGTTCGGCGGCGTGCCTTACGGCAATGCATGGAAAGACAAGTTCCACTTCGAAACCAATTCATCCGGCATCTTTGTGGATAGCGATCTGGCTACCGCAGTGCAGGTTGCTGACGTTGTACGCATCGGCATTCTGCCAGCAGGTCTGGAAATGCAGGATTCGCTGAACATTATCTCTGACGCCTTCACCGCCGCGACCACGGCCAGCATCGGCTTTGAGTATGTGGACGGCGTGGACGTTGCGGGTGCAGGCGCCCAGGATGCGGCGTACTTCGCCTCGGCATTGGCTACCTCGTCTACAGGTGTATCGCGTAAAACCGGCGTCAAGGCACCGATTACCCTGACCAAAGAAGCGTACCTGATCCTGACCATTGGCGGTGCGGCCCATGCTGCAGCTGGTGTACTGGATGTAATCGTCGAGGGTATCGCCCACGGCCAGCCG